CGGCTTGAAGCGGCAGCGTTTAATTCTGATTCGGTATAAATGGCTAGTTCACGACCATCGATACTGACAGACACAATTTCAGCGATGGTAGTAGGTTTGGTATAGGTAGGACCCATTCGGAACACACTTACAGAGGAATCTGTAACCGGATTACCGAAATTAACTTTAAAGGTTAAGGTGGTTGTTGAAGGGACTAAGATGTTAAACGGTCCATTATATTCAGATGGCGCCGCTCCACTGACTAAGATTACGTCATTTTCGACATAACCATGGGCGCCACTAAATGTAACAGTTGCCGTCTTACCATCTACCGATAATGTACCTGTTTTGGTAGCTTCGCCAAGCGCTGTCGATCCCCCTGGGTTGGTAGCTTTTGCTTCAACCTGGGGATACTTGGCAATTCGCGTAAATTCGACAAGAGCATCATCGATAAAGGTATTTATTTCACGGTCACTCCAGTGCCGATTTTCGGTATCCTGGAGCGCAATTTCTACACGTTCCCGTATCTGTTTTCTGTTCATTGTTATTGATTAAGATCAACAACCTCATGGCTCTCCATAGATGAATCAATATCAGATATCTCTAACCCCGCTGCATCGCCTGTTTTTGGCCATTTTTTGACCTGAAAATTAAATCGCCTGTGATGTCTGGGTTGCAAGGGGCTCATTAAATCCGCCTGGAAATATTCTGTTATGACAGCATCGTTGAGAACATTTACATGGGTTATAGGTACAAGGCGATCAGTCCCCCTTGGAATGACCAAAGTATCGTCGCTGTGTGTCACCGGAACCGGTCCAGTGTCAGAGACAGCCAGCCCATGATCGATATTGATTACTGCGTACCCAGGAGGCACAGGATTCCCGCTTTTCCAGGGTTTGGCTAAGCGTGTACCATTTTGAAGTACTATGTGCTTTCCATCACCAACGTCGGTGTAAGCACCATCCCGTTTTACCTTGGGTAATTGTTCACTGGGCAAGAGCCCGCCTGCTACTGACATGGACTTCCTTGAAAAATGTTATGGGCGGCTAGGCCGCCCTTTATCCCCTATTAAAGGGTCTTCTGCGACCAAACCTTGTTGGGCAAGAATGCATAGTCAACCCACCAATAAATTACACCGGCTGTTGCATCACTGCTGTTGACTACCACTTCAGCGACAACAGGAACTACTTTTTCTGCTGAGTCCGTGTAATCGGAGTGAGTTGTGGTAGGTGGTAACACCCATATAGCATTTGATGTATGACCAGCCGCAGCGGCATCAAGGTCAGCGGTATAAATCGCATCATCATCTGCAACGACGGCTGAACTACCATCTGCCTGTGATGTTCCAGCAGGGTATCCAATCTTGAACGTTGAAGTGGATCCTTCACCGGCAAGCGCAGTTGCCACAACAACGTGCACCTGATGAACATAAGCATCCTGAGGGATGAATATGGTGTGGTTGGTTCCAGTGGTTACCGCAAAATCATTGACGGTACCAGCGGCTGTGTCGACTTTACGCGCAACGGATAGTTCCTGGATACCGGACATCTGTGGCGCATTAACGATCCTAGTCTTAATAGATTCCATAATTAGTACTCCTTAAAGCAGAATTTTGAGTGTAAGAAGCCCCCACTGCGGAGAATCTTACTTCCGCAGTGCGAGCGTTTATTTAACGGTTATGCGCTATTACAGATTTGTAGCCGTGCATTCGATACGGTACATCCACAGATCTTGTAGGATGACGCAAGAATACATCGTATCCCACGCGATTGTGCCTCTTTGACCGAGAGGATCTCCCGGTCCAGGTTTAGGTGTTACGACCTTACTTCGTAAACTATCCATTCCCCCTAGAGTTGCGCACCCACCGAAATCCTGTGCCAGGATTATGACGGGATACACGTCAGCGTTTCCGGACGACCCCTGGGTTCCACTGGTAGAAACCGCATGCTGAGCGTCGCCTGAAGCAAGTGTGGCTCCAGCGTCTGCAAATGCAGTTGCCTGGGTGGTAGTGATGAACCGGACTCCTTTAATGGATCCGATCTCACCTTCAATGGCGTCGGAAGTATCACTGTACTTTTCTACAGGGATAAACGTTGAAATCGCTTCCAAATCCTGGCGTAAGTCAGGGTGGCAGATTCCAATAAAGGACTCTCGAATCGGCTCGGTGGCGATTCCTACTGAAGCACGCAACTTGTTGCGAAGCTTTTTCGCATCCTGCTGTTCCAGTTTTCGGATAGCCCTTTGAATCAATCCATCTGCACCGACAGGTGCTTTCGATTGAGCAGTAGTCAGACCCTGTTGACCGATGGTCTGGTCTACAGTCGCTCGTGAAGTTCCACCGGCATAAGCTGCCTGTGTCCCTGCGCGAAACACCTTGTACGCGAGAAAATCGATGGTCTCGCCAGCTTGTTGCGCTTGGCGTTCGGTTATGACTCTAACAACCGGATCATGTGACGCTGCCAGCATTATATCCGTGGTATTCACGTACGTGCCGTACTGTTTCAGCGTATGCATGATAGTTGTGTGCTCCAGACTCGTAAAATCTGGCGTTACACCTTCAGCAATTGGCGTATCGACGATAGGAAATCTCTCATACCGTCTATGTCTAATTTCTAATCCGCCTTTTTGCGGTTTAGTCTCTTTTTGCGCGAATTTAGCAAAGGTCAATAGACGCTTTGCAATGGGCAACATCTTTTTTTGAATGGTAAACGCGTCATTTGCGCTGAGATCGCCATAAGATTGCCCTGTTAGCGATCCTGTTCCTCCATAAGCTGCCATAGTATTACTCCTTAATCGTCAAATTCATCGGGTATGGAATCCCACAGCTCTTCAGCTGACAGTTGTGATGGATCCCTGGTCATTCTCGGAGCGGAATTTTTCATCAATCCGGTGGCCGCCGTTCGACGAGCTTGCTTTTTGGTAGGCTGTACTGAAGGTTTGTACTTTGAAGACGCGTCCTGGTTGTTATCCAAATACAAATTCATGACACTGGCATGGTCGTTTGGATCGACTGACTCAGTCATCATTTTGGTCAAAGCAGGACTGGCTAAAACAAAACTTTGAAAACCTTCGTCTTTGTCCAGGTCCCTATAGAATTCACCAACGCTCGACTTCATGTGAGCTTCATGATTCCTTAAAAACTGTTGATAGGAATCCTGTTTATAGCTCTGCTCCAACTCATCCAGGCGTTCTTTCTCAGGTTTCTGAGCTTTCGCCATTTCGTGTTGGATCATTTTTTTGAAAGTGCCGGTTAACTCCGAAAACTCTTCCATCGTTTCCTGGTCCTCCTTTGAGAAGAACTGTTCATCGATGGCAGTGGGAGGTTTGGGCTCTTCCGGGGCCGCTTCCTTTTGCTTCTGCAATTCCAGCAGTTGCAATCGGAGATCGTTGTGATCCTCCTTTAACCGAGCTGACGCTTCATTCCGTTTATGGAATTCCCGCTCTAGCTCTTTGTATCTAGACTCATAGTCGTGTTGTTGTTCCTGCTCTTCAGCGGGTTCCTCTTCTTCGACTACTTCTTCTTCTGGTTCAGCAGGCTTTTCATCCGCTGGTGCGTCTTCGTCACCTTCAGGAGCTTCCTCCCAAAGTTGTTCGTCGGTTGGACCCTCCGTGCCAGTTTCCTGGGGAGCGTCTTGGCCGTCTTCCGCCATAGTTCCTTTCAAGCCCTCAGCACTATTGCGTGTTCACGCTACACTGCTCAAAGCTCCAAATGTGTCACCCGCAAATGTCCCGAAAATCGGATTTAGCAGAGTGTGACCCCTGGTCAGACCGTGGAGGTCGGATTACCACGAAGCCGGTCTGGTTCTTTTACAATCCATTCCAAAGCTTCTATAACGCCAAGCTCTTTGTTGTGCTTAGCGATAGTCTTTTCGTCCAGGATCATTGTCGTAACAATCGATGCCATAGACTGATCAATTCGTTCCTGCGCCAATGCGCATAATGATTTCCACGCTGGCGTGTCAGCCAACAAAGCAATCATTTCATTTCTGTTTTCAGGCCGGCGCATTAGCCGCTTGCTGTTCCTGTAAAATTTCTTCTGCCGGTGGACCGCCCTGTAATCGGTTCTGAGCGTCCTGGTCCGCTTGCTCTAAGTCCTGTCTTAAACCTGCAATCTCTGGCTGCCTGGATTCTGGGTCTTCCATGTCTGCATCGGTCAACTGGGCCATCATTCTTTGTTCAGCCAGTTGTGCCCCCTGCATGCGCTCCTGTTCACCGGTTTCCCGGAGTAGGATGCTGTGTTGTGCTAGGTTCGTGGGATGTAGCGCATTTCCGATTTTAATTAGCTCAAGACGTTCTTTCATCTCCAATTCACGTTGATCACTTGATACGTCCTGCTTCTCTTTCAAAAGGGCTTTCTGGGACTCAAGCTGGGCCTCCAGCTGCGTTTTTAACTGCTCCTGCTGGGCCAGCATTTGCTGGTTCTGCTGTATCTGCTGCTGCTGGGCTTGACTGGCCTGCTGCATTTCCTGGGTTACCTCCTGCTCCGTTTTTAAGATATCCTCAGGTTCCAGGTTAAATGCGCGTAATAGTGGTCTACTGAACGCCTCGTATTTCAAATATTGCTGTAACTGCGGTAATCCACCGACAACCTGCAGGAAGTTTATTAACTGCGTATTATGGACTTCTTTAGCTATATATTGTTCGTAACCGGTGGAAATGGCCTCATAATCGCCTTTAATTGATGCGTCCGGAGAGTCCACCATTAACCACCGGTAAATCGCATTGATGTTCTGCGTAATCATGCGTGACACCGAACGCACTACATCTGCGGTCTGCCGGTTGGCATTACTGTTCAAAATTGACATTCCGGTCGCCGTTTTTGTCTGTGCTGGC